TATAGTTATTCAGGGCTGCAAATGCCTTGACATAGGGAATTAACCCTGTGTATAACTCCTGGGTAAACATGCTGTACAATCGAACCTTGCCGTCCCACATCTTGGCTCGGTACTGAGGCATGAAACGAGCGCCAGGCTGTTCGAAGGTAAAGTAATCACTGATTTCCTGCATGATGCCAACGTCAGCATCTATGCGGCAATGTACCTGATCCTTGGGTTTGATGGTTATGTTGGCCAATTAAATCATTCCGTTGGTAAATTTAGTCCATTCAATGCTGTTTTTAATGTCCCAGGTGCGGCTGTGTATGCTTTTAAGTATGCCTTCGAGCTGAGCAAATACCGCTCTGTGATATTCCAGCTTATCCTGTAGCAGTATTAAATCACCATCGGTGTTTAGGAATTCATCCATTTCATTCTTCAAAGGTTTGACGCCCTGCCACTGAGGCCAGGACATCTGATCTAATTCTTCCTGAGTCATTTCGCCACGATAATAGCGCCATTTGATGCGACGCATGCGCAGATAATCGCTTTCAGCCTTGCGTGTATTAAGTCTTTGATTGGTGAGAAGCTGCAGGTATTTGGCATGAAGTTTTGGAGTTCCTGCGCTAGCCCGTCCCAGATCGGTTTCGTCTATGGCAGAATCTTTGATCCACATTTCTTGTATGTCATTTAATTTCATATTCAGTCCTCTATTCAGATAGAGTCATTATATAGTAATTATGCTATTGTGTCAATGGTACGTTTAATTTTTCTATGGTAAAGATTTTATATCGGAATGTAGCCACGCCAACAAAGTATTCCATGCCAGCTGTGGTGATATCAAAATCCAGTCCCTCTACGGCTATGGGAAATAAATCTTCAAAATTCAATCTGACCACGGGGTTATTGTTGCTGTCTACTACCAGCAGGGCTGCATCTGAAAATACATTATTATAGGCATACTGGTCGGCCTTTTGTATGGCATCAAATAATACAGCTCGGTTAGTTAGTTTATTATAGTCTAAACCGGATTTAGCCACACCTATGCTATCAATCCAATCATACAGCTCTTTATAGTTGCTCATGTCTTCGTTGATCAGAAAGCGTATGGTAAATTCACCAAAACTGACCTTGTCGCCCGGATGTGGTATATCAACAAATGGTGTTTCCTGATTGGCTACACCTAGTTGCAGACTGGGCAAATTGGCACTCTGACAAGTATATGTCACATTGGGAATTTTAGCAATCTGAAATCTAAAGCTATTGGGACGCAGATAGTTAATGCTGGGCGTACTGGCCAGCACACTGCTTAAATTACTGCTTATGGGATTGGTTCTAATGATGCTTGTTAATGTTGGGGTAAATGCCATATAATCCTATTGACTTTCTATTGACACACCTATACTATGAGCGTGTACCTGGGTTATGTATTCTAGATAAAGAAACTAGCAATCAAAGCAATTACTATGGCTCCACACACAGCTACTATGGCTTTATGGTGTATAGGTAATTTTTGTTGCTGTAAAATCTTTTTACCAGCTTCATTTAATTCTGCATGTACGGTATCTACATTGCTCTTTAAAGCATCTACTATGGTCAGTAGTTCTTTGTGCTTGGCTAATTCGGTATTGATGTAGTCTAATACGGAATCAGATTGATTAGCCAATGCTGCATGTACTGTTGGTGCTGGTGTTTCAACAACTGGAATTGTAGTCGCAGTTGCAGTTATTGATGTATCTAAATCTGCCATGATGTTCTCCTTGGTTATTTGGCTTGCCATGTATTTATCAAGTAAAGAAAAGGGAGACCTAAATCTCCCTTAATCTTTTTATTGCTTTTAAACCTAATACTATTACATTAAGTTAACAACGTTAACGCGTCTGTAGTATGTATTTTGACCTTGTGTAAGACTTGTGAATGGGTTAGTAACTAAACCATAACGTGTCTTGAAGCCGATCTTAGGTTGGAATGTTGCAGGATCTACTGCACGAACCATTTGTAATGGTACGTATGGGCAATAGAACATACCAGCGTCATATGGACTTGTACCCTTGTAACCTACTACATAGAATTGGTTAGCAACGTTCAAGTTAGCTGAATATGGATCAACATAAACTTTGATCTTACCGTTTAATACACCAGCAAATGTATTGCCTGTGTCGTCAACGTTTAATGCTGTTGATAAAGCCGGTGTGTAATCTAAGATACCAGCCATGCTCAGAGCTGAAGCTACGTCTGCTGATACGATTAACACATTACCTTTACCTCTACGTGTTGTTTGTGCAATGTTGTTTGCATCACGTTCGATTTGGAACAGTAAGCCTTTGAAGCGTTCTACTGACCAACGACCGTTTGCATCGGTGTCTAAGTCAAATGTACCAAATGTTGTGGTAGCACCTGTTGAAGCACCTGGTTGTGCAGCTACGTAGATAGTTCTAATAACTTCACGGTTGATTTCGAATAAAATTTCTTGTGATAAGATATTAGCTAATTCGCCTTCTGCGTCAAGACCATGAACTGCTTTTAAGTCTTGTGCTAATTCAACTGTGTATTGAGCTTTCAAACCACGTGTCTTAGCAGTTACAGATGTTTTTTCGATGCTGAATGCCATTTCACCAAATGCGTATGTGTCGCCTAATTTTTCAGCGTCACCAGTAGCAATACCTACACCAGTTGCATATGATGTTGTGTAATAGCCACTTGTTGGTGGGAATAGCGCAGGGTTAGTACCAGCTTGAGCGGTTAAACTTGAACCACCAAATGCTGTGTCTGCTTCATTGAATAAAGCTTCTGTACCACCTTGTGTTGAGTATTTTGATTTCATTGCGAAAATCAAACCTGTTGGGCCAGTCATTGGTTGTACACCGCAAACGTCGTATGCCATTAAGTTAGGCATTGCACGGCGAACCAGACTGATTAAGATTGGATCATAACCAGCTAAGTTAGCATTAGCGTTTGTACCGTTAACTTGACCTGAGAAACCACCGCCCATAGCGTTAGCTGGAACTGCTTCCCATAGTGCTGTTTTTTCTTCGATTAGAGCTTTTTCTTGGTTCTCTAAAAGAATTGACGTTACATGTCTTTTGTAACTGTCTTTAATTTCTGGAAGGTCAGGGTGATTAACCACTGCGTCCCATTTTTCGTTGATCATTTGAGTCATTTTATTTCTTCTCCTGAAGGAATTGTTACTTAAAAATTAGCCTAAGTGTTTTACTTTTGCTGTTCTTGAAAGCGCTTCCACATATGATTTCATGTGAGCTGGGACTGTTGCTTTTTTATCAGCATCGCCTGCTACCTGAATGTCTTCTTCTAGAGTCTTTTCTGGACTCGTAGGAGTTGAACCTGGGAAGTAATTTTCTTTAACTACTGCAACTTTCTGTGAGAAAAGTTTTTCGTTATCGAAGTCTACACCTTCTAACAGCTTGGACATTTTTTCAGCGTCGGTTGCTGTAAGGTCTTTGCATGCTTGTTCAATGATTCTTTCGCGTTTGATACCGTCTAACTCAGCTTTGAGTTCTACGTTAACTTGAATGGTTTCATCAAGACGAGCTGTAACTTCATCGACAGTGTCAGACATATCTTCTAATACGTCAACCTTGTCGCTTGGTACTTCAAAGTAATGCTCTTGGAAAAGATTCTTTAAACCAAGCATAAAGTCTTCGGCAACTTCTGTGCGTAAGCCTTTTTCCACTTCAATTTCATTGTCGTTCATCCATTGTTCTACAACATAATTTAGATATGAATCAACCTTTTCTACAAGACCTTCTTTGAGTTCTTCAAAATCACGCAGGTTTTGCTCGGCTAATTCGCCAGCAATGGTTTCTACTTCGTGATTAACACGAGCAATTACGGCTGCTTCAAAAATAGCGCCTGCTTGTGTTTTAAATTCTTCTGACAGATTGGTGTCGGCTGCAAATACGCTTTCGATGTCTTTGCGTAGGTCATCCAAACGCATGTCAACCTGGCGTGGTGTTTCTGCAAAAACATCACCGTCAATATCTGTATCTTCTTTAGCAAATGCCTGTGGTTCATAGGCATCACCACCTGTGGTAATATCAGCATTGTGTGGATCCATTTCACCGTATTTTGCATCACGGCTGTCGCCTTGACGGTGTTGTGGTTCTGAATTGCCTTTTTTCAGGCTTGAATCTGGAGCAACAGTACCAGCGTTGTGTGGATCTTGCTCTGTGTATTCAGCATCTTTGCTATCACCCTGTTTGACCTTAGCTTCTGCTGGGCCTTTTTTCAGTGTGTCGTCTTCTGATTTTGGTGAACCAGTAAAAATATCCATTTCTGTATATTTTGCTTGTTCACTGCTGCCTTGATGGAACTGAGCTTCTTTTGGAGCTTTCATTCCAGCGCTAGGTGTGCTATCTGCGGCATACATGCCTTCATTTAGCGCGCTAGCCTTGGCTTTTTTAGCTTCCATGAGCTCGCGAATTTTTGTTTCTAATGACATTTTAAGGTCTCCTAAAACGGGTTTCTAATATTTATATTAAATGCTATTTTGATATTTGTTTAATGAATTGTTCAAATACCTGCATCTTTACAGCTTCAAGATCTTTACCAGAGGTCTGACGGATGGTCTGACGAGCAGCATCCCAATGACGTTCTACGAAACGACCTTCTACCATCATCCATTCTTTGCCTTCCATGATACCGCGAACGAACGCGTCTGGAGCGCTTGGATCAGCTACAATGTCAGCAGCCGTAGCTAAGTAAAAGTCGTCTTGAACTTCATTAACACCTTCTTTATTCAATTTCAAACTACCCATTCCACGAGAACTAACACCTAACTGAGCGCCTTCGTCAATGAGATTTTTAACGATGCGACCCATGGGGGTTTCGGTCATGATCTTGGCACGACCGATGTAATTATTACCTTCTGCTTTAAGGCTGGTAATCATATGGCTGACTCTATCGAGATTGATGCTTGGACCGTCTGGATGACCCAGTTCACCAAAAGCTCGTTTAGTGTTTACATATTCTTTGATGTAACGTTGAACTTCTTTTTCCATGATGTCTTTGCGATATACACGGCCGTTACGATTAGCGATTTCTGTTTGAAGAAATGGGCCTTCGATGTAATAGGCCTTGCTTCCGTCTTCTTTTTTCTCTGACAGATATTTAATTTCATCTACGTGTTCAGTAATGAGTTTCATTATTTGTAGTCTCCTACGTTATAATTTGGATCCACAGTACCAGCAACCTTGTGTAGTTCTAGGACTACCTGGCCAGGAGCTGTAAATGATACACTGATGGCAGTGGTATTGTTTTGTGTGAACGCCGGCAATTTTTCAGCTGCAGTTGGATAGGTTGATGTGCCCGAGGCAAAAATTATAGTGTTACCACTGCGAGCAACTGTTACGCTACCTGAGCCAACATTTGCATAAAAAGCCGCAATGTTAACAGCCAGGCTGATGCTAGAGCTGCTGGTCTGATCACTGATCAGGGTACTGGTTAGTGGTATGGTGATGCTATCACCAGCTGCAGCTGCAACCAAACTAATGGTATGCGTCTTGCGGCGACTGGTTAAAACACTGGATGTAATGGCCATGGTTATTTGCCCTCGGCTTCAGCTTTACGTTTGTAAGCTGGTTTATCGGTATTCTTACCTACCCATTTTGGTGTTTCACGCTTGGGTTGTGGTTTGTTTCTCAGGAACGTAGCTTTGTCGTATTTGCTATAGTCAATGCTGGCTGGAAAACGATCTGTGTCGGATTCGTCTTCGGCTAGATTGTCTGCCAGAACATCGTCAAACTCTTCGTTGGCTTTGATCTTTTTAGCAATCTCATGACCCTTGACAATGACGCTCTTGGGTAAATCATGAGCTGGACCTGCGCCCAGGCCGGCTTTCTTTTTAGCTACACTCATGCCTATGGCATAAGGATTGTATTTTGTGGCTTCTCTAATCAGCTTGAACTTCGCCATTACTTGCTCCCATTTGTTTAGCAATTTCTTGTTTGCGTGCATCAAGGGCATCGGTTACTTTTTGACTTAATAAGTCATTGAAGTTTTCTTGTGCATCAGCTTGTTTGTCGTCAATGATATTGTCCAACATGTTTTTAATTACTTCACTCATGATTTAAGCTCCAAATATTTTTAAAGTTTTCGTTTCAACCACAGGGTTACTGGGGATATAGGGCTGCGGTGTTCCCGCTGCCTGGGTGCCTGCTGAACTGGTCTGCTGACCCTGTTCTGACTGCTGTTGCATCTGCATCTGCTGTTGCAACTCGTCATCGTTTTCTATGTCCTTCTTCATGTCATCAACTTCTTCGTCGTCCATGCGTAAAACTTTTTCATAGATGAATTCACGACTAAAGTAAGTGCCAACATACGGAACTACCTGATTTAGTAGGTCTATGCGATTACGCATAATTTCTGCTTCCTTGGCCTCGGCCATGTAGGCATCTTTGGTAAAGTCATAATAGATGTCTTCTTTGATTAGATCCCAGTCCTGTTCACTCATTACACCCTTGAGCAATAACTGAGTTCGTAAAAGATCATCGAACAACTCGCCAAATTTCTTTCGTAATCGGCTTACAAACTTACTAAACTTAAGCTCGTCTCGGCTAATCTCTGCCTGACGACCAAAATTCATGCCTGTATCTGGTTTAAGTCTGCTCAGTGGAACATTTAAACTCTGATACAGTTTATTCTGGAAGTAATTAACATCGTTAATTTCACCCAGATTTGCTCCGCCATCCAGTGTGGTAATCTCTGTACCCTTGCCACCTTCACGGCGTGGCATCCAGAAGTCTTCGAGCATGCTCAGTGTGCGTTTTTCATCGCGCACTTCGCCCGTACTTGCGTCATAGGTAATCTTATTGCGATACTTGTCCATGATGGACTTAACATATTGCTCGGCCTTGGCCTTGGGCAAGTTACCTACGTCTATGTAAAATATGCGTCGTTCAGGTGCACGAGTCATTCTATAAATGACCAAAGCATCTTCTACCATGCGCAACTGGTTTACTACTTTGATGGCCTTGTGCAGATGTCCCAGTACCATGTTTTTATCCATGTCTACCAGTCCACTGGTGCATAAGGCTATGCTGTCTACGGCTATCTTTAGCCCCTGTCCACCACCACTGACAGTGTTGGGAACCTGAGCAATTAGTCCTTTGTCATTGTACACAAAGAACTCTTCGATCTTTTCAATAAACTCTACGCCAGTAACAGGATCTTTCTTTTTATTAACCTTGCGCACCTTTTTGATCTTGCGTGGATCTATGTAGCGCAGTTCCTGTATGCCCTGTTTGGGTTTGTTTACATCTACAATCTTATGGTAAAATAATCTACCATCTACATACCAGCGTTTAAATATGTCATGACTCTTGGTGTTAAAATCCAGGAGACTCAGCACATTGCTAAACTCTTCTTCTATGGCATGTTTGATATTCTTGCTCAGTGGTGAGCCATTTAGTTTTACTTTTTCTAAATGTAATCTAACAATTTCTTCGTCATCTTCGGCTGCAACAGCTTCGTTGACAATGTCTTCGACTGCGCTATCGCAATCAGGATATAGGGCTATGTCACGATATCGATTAATTAGGTCATTTTCTGACTTGGCTGAAGCATCTATGTCCAGGTATGTACCATAAAAACCCGATGCTGCTACGCTGGTTGCTCCGTCATCTGATTGTGGAACAACGAAACTCTGAGCCGATTTCGGCTCAGGTTTCTTCTTAGTTAACTGATATCCAAATAGTGTAAAATCTGCCATGATTAGGCCTCAAAAAATTATAAAAAACTACTAAACGCCAAATACGCCCTGACCAGAACCAATGGTGTTATTAACCACATTACCAATGCTAAGAGCAGTGTCAAAGCTAGTAGTAAAGTGTTGATATTGGAAGGTCACGGTATATTGTTCAATTGTATCATTGTCACCGTAATTTACTGAAATGTCACCTAAATCTACTGGGAACGCACTATTTAGCGTATAGATTTTAAGTGGATTGTTGTTTCTGTCCAGCTGAGTAACGCTCAGATTGGTCTGATAATCTCTTGGATTAGTACGACCGCTGTTATTAGCCAGGCCGTTCATGCCTGCCATCCATTTTTCCAGACTGTTACGAATGTTAAAGCTAACATCATTCATTACAGTAATGGTCCAGGGTTGGAAAACTCTTTCGCCTGCAAACTTAACTTCACGACCACGATATGGAACAATGGTTGGTTGTACAATGCTGCCTGGCAGGGCTGCTGCATTTACTAAAAATGCTGCCTGCGCAGTTGCTGCACCACCCAGTGCTACATAGCTGGGAAAAGTCAAACCTACAAAGAATTGGTTGGCACGAGCGCCACCGCCAATCATTGCGGCCTTAAACTGATCTACGTTAAATATGGATCTTTCTGCCATTTTCTATCTCCTTAAGCACCAACTTCGTTAAATGCTACACCAGTCGGTGTTGCAACAAAGTTCAGTGTAATGTAATTGATGCTCTTAGCTGGTTTGATATAGATGTCAGCTACGAATTGATTGGAGTCAATGATTTGGCCAGTGTTGTTGGTGTCATCACAGACTACTTTAAAGTCAATGATACCTCTGCGTCCTTGTACATCGCGCAGGAAGGGCTCAACCAGGCTGACAAATTGGCTACGGGTAAATGCATCATTGAATTCAAACAATTGGAATTTAGAAGCAGTAGCAATGGCCTTTTCTAGGACAATGAACAATCTGCGAACATTGATGCGATCAAATGCACTTGGTTTTTGTGTTACTGTCTTGTCGCCAAATAACACTGTGCCCAGACCAGGTTGTGTAACCACTGGATTAACCTGGAATCTATATAGGTTATCTCTATCAGTTTTATTTGGGTTCCAGTTTAATTTAACCAGGTTCTTGATCTGACCACGGTTATAACCACCTGGGCTATACCAAGGATCAGCTACTGTGTCGGTTCTTACGCAAAGTCCAGCGGTGTCGCCGCACAATGGTAACCAACGATATACGTCATTGTATCGGTCATATTGGTATTTCCAACCTGAGTCCATGACAGCATATGATGTGTCTTTGTTAAAGTTAGTTGTACGATCTGAAACTACTGCGGTTGCACTAATGCTGCTCTGAGCTGTTGGGCTAACAAACACCATGCAGTCTCTGCGAACATCTGTTACGTTATCTGCAACAAAACGAGCTGTAGCATTATCAGCAACTACTCCAATGACTGGAATTAAACTTACGTCATAGGTTTCAGCATTGGCTAATTTTACATATTCGGTCTGTAATAAACCATCGGTTGGAGTTACGTCTACGCCACCAGTGAAAATACGACTTTCAACCTGACTTAACAGAGTAAAGCCTGTGGTTGCACCTAGAACATTTCCACCCCAGCTAGCTGTATTACCAGTTGGATTGGTTGTTAATGCTGTATGGCTGCCCCACCAGATGTATTGACTGTTGGTATTGATGTAGTTTTTATAGTAACCACTGAGTCCATCCTGGGTTACGCCGTCAGCAGCTTTGCTTAAGCCTTCCCATTTTTCTAATACTGTACCAGCAGTAGCGGTAAATTTACCCAGATAATCAACAACAACTACATGAACTTCGTCATAGATGGTTGCAGTTGAACTAAAGTTATTTGAACTTAAGGCATATCTTGTGTTGGCTGGACGACTGGCTACCAGGTTCCAGAATTCCCAAAGGATATTAGCACTTGAACTAGCTGCGGAATTTGCACCTGTATTGTTGGTAAATACCAGTGTGGTTGCACTTAGAGCCGCATCTGAAATGGTTTGGAATCTATATGTAGTTCCACTTAGTACAACTTCAACCCAGCTGCCTGCAGGAACTGCACGAGCCAGAGATGCGCAGGTTGCGCCAGTAGTTGTAACACTGCTTAGGGTAGCAGCAAAAGTATATGCGTTGTAATCACAGATAGAAACTTTTAGGCTATTACCCAGAGTGCCTGGATACTTAGCAACAAATTCTGTACCAGTTAAGGTTGGCGCACTATAACCAATATCGCCATTGTAATTGCTTAGATTTTTTACTCAAACTGATGATACGCCAGTAGCTGTAGCGTTGCGGCTAGCTGCATCAGCAATTCGATTTACTTGTAGATTATTGCCATATGCTAAAAAGTTAGCTGCGACAAACCAGTATTTGTATGTGTTATCATCTGGTTTACCAAAAGTGTTATACAGGGTTTTTTCGCTGTCAATCGTTACGAACTGCTCGGCTGGACCCCAGTTAAAACTACCTACAAATGCTCCTGCGGTGGTTGAAACTTGTGGTACGAACAGGCTAACGTCGCGCTCCTGGACTAATACATTAGGCGAAACTTGGAAAGCCATTTTATTCTCCTTATTTTAATTCATTCACTGTTGCAGAATTGAATCTTCTTGTTTATCCGTATATTTATAATATCTGAGAATTAAAGCCAATTGGTGTTTTTAGCCACAGACCATAGGTCCCCACCCTCGATGAACTGCTCGGGTTCGGTGCTTTCTCGGCCATCTTCTATGAAACCAAAAGGTGTTAATTCATCTTCAATCTGCTGAATCTGATGCTCAAATATACTGGTTCGGAGATTAACATTGGTTAATTCTTTAAAGTATGGATTGGTGGTTAGCCAACCAAACAGTACCAGAGGCATTACTAGATCGTCATGATAGCCTTCGTCAGCGGCATAGCTATCCTTGACCTGTATAAAGGTGCTGAATTCGGCTATGATGTCCCGATCCTGCACCAGTAAACGATTTTCTTCTACCAGAGTTTTAAGCTGACTACAGCCCACTCTTTTTACTTTCTTATCGGTGCGAACTCCACTCTTGCTGGCTCCGCCACCAAAACCACCACTTACAACCTGACCGTGTTTGCTATGATTGTTGACAAAAAGCATCTGCTCATATTCTAATTCATGATGCATGATATCAGCCACCTGTTGTCCATTGTCATTGATTTCAATCAAACACCAGGCATTGTTATAGTTGCGCGCCACGGTGTGTATGACACTGGGAAACAACAATGGTGCTATTTTGTTATCCATGAACTTGGCTACAATTCTATAGGGGTTTGAGCTGATATCAACAACTACAAACGCGCTATA